AAGTCGAACATAAAGTCGTTACAAAGAAAACCATCCTCTTGGCGTACCAAATGCTGAGAGGAATGAGTCCTTTTTGTGAATGGAAGCTGCCGACCAAGATTGAAACCAAGGTTGTTCACGATCTATCAATGTACGGGTGTTTCGAGGATTCGCCCAACACAATAACCATTTCGACCGCAAAGGTCTGGGACGTAAACCAGCTAATCGCTACGGTTGCCCACGAAATGATCCACTTACACCAATTCAGACTCAAAGTTCTGGATGACGCGCAGCCGCACGACCTGTTTTTTATGGATTGTGCGCGGGATGTATGTATTGAGTTGGGATTTGATAAGGAGAGTTTTTGATGGGAGTACCAAAGATAAGTGACGCTGAGTTTCTTGAGCTATGGGAGGCGCACAGATCAATCGCCAAGATTGCCAAGATTACTGGCATGGCTGAAAGAAACCTGCATGAGCGGCGCAGGAAAATCGAGGGCAGGCATGGAGTCCAACTGATCGCTCAAAAAAACGACGTTACAACGGCTCTGGGGAACATCAGCTTGGGGCTGGAAAACGGGACGGTAATTGTGTTCAGCGACGCTCATTTCCAGTTAGGTCGTCGAACCACAGCATTTAAAGCCCTGCTATGGTTGATTGAAGAACTTAAACCTAAAGTAGTCATAAACAACGGGGACTCTTTCGACGGAGCCAGTGTGTCTAGGCATTCACCTAATGGGTGGGAGGACACGCCAAGTGTGATCCAAGAACTAAACGCTTGCACAATAGCTCTCAGAGACATTCAAGAAGCTGCTGGCGACGCTAAATTAATTTGGTGCGCTGGAAATCATGATCTACGTTTTGGTAGCAGGTTAGCGCAAGCCGCTCCCCAATACAAAGATGTGTTTGGGTTCAAATTGGATCAACACTTCCCAGATTGGAGGCATTGCATGAGTTGTTTGGTTACAGACAATTTGATGGTCAAACATCGGTGGAAAAATTCGGTGCATAGCACCCATGTCCACGCACAGCAAAGCGGCTTAAGTTTCGTGACTGGTCACTTGCACAGCCTAAAGGTCACAGGTTGGACTGATATGGTTTCTACAAAGTGGGGCGTTGACACTGGCACAATTGCGGAGCCGTGGGGGGATCAATTTGCGTACTCGGAGAACAACCCTCGCAACCACAGGTCGGGGTTCGCTGTGCTGACAATAGTAGACGGACACCTATTGATGCCAGAGCTACTTTTCGTCAGCGATTTAAGCCGTGATTGTGGAGAGCATTTGGTGGAGTGGAGGGGTGAGCTTTGGGACGTTTCGGAGTTCTAGCACCGCCTCGCTTAACCGCCTCCACGCGCTCCACTGTTGAAAATTTGTGCAAATTGCCGCACTGAAGCGTTCTGCGTCGAGTATTGTCTTGACGCATCCTTGATTCCAGTACGGTTGTCCATGCACCACACACTACGCATTTCATCCTTTGACAAACACGCCTGCTGAAGTCAAAGTCCCCTTCCGATCCTTGATTGATTCGTAGGCTGCATTTAAGCACTCAGTAAACGGAATGCCTCGCTGGGCGCAGATCATTATTAAAGTTACCCCAATATCACCAATTGCGTCGGTAATTTCATCATCTTGCTGACTGTTGATTGCAGACAATAGCTCGACAGTCTCCTCTGCTGTTTTGATTGCTTGACCCAAAACTTTCCCATTTTGGATGATTTTTCGGTCATAGCCCCAAATTTCAATTTGATTCTCGACGTAAGAAAAAGAAGAGCTTGCTGTCATGGTGTAATTTTTTCTGTTCTACCGTTTTTAAAGTACAAGGTGTTGCCTCGCCGACTTGGATATTCCAAATGATCGTCAGCCCCAGATCGAACGGCTGGCAAAGTTAGCTCGGGACACATCCACGAGCCTTTCATTTTATTAATCTCATTTGGCTGCGCTACCAAACCATTTGGGCGCATTTTTGTTTGTTTTTTAATCATTAGTATCCTTCTTGGAGGAGCCAATCGGCTTGATCCTCGCTATCCATTTCGCTGAAAGTTTGAAAGTGTACTTCACCACAGCAGCTAAATCTAACTTTTTTAGAGCCGCAATAACAGCAATATTCAGTGTCATCCTCCATGAGTTCGGCTAAACGTTCCTCTTTGGTCAAAATTCACCTCCACAAAAGGCTCTAAAACGCTCTAAAAGCGATTTTTTCTTTGCAATCAAGTGACCCTGCCACCAGATACCTAAATCGTCCATATAGTACCGTTTAGGCTGGTAGTTGCAGCCGATGACAACCTTGCCAGTGTTGTAGCCCTTCATGATAAAGCTACCACAATGATTGCAGGGACGGTCATAATGACCGCGACTAATACTGCTGATAACGCGTCTTTCATTTTAGTTCTCCCAGTCTTTGTCGATGTCGTACTTTTCCGCGTCTCGGTCTTCTGCCGCTTGTGCTGCCTCTACGTCGTAAGGTTCATGTTCAACTGGTTCGTAGTTTGGTTCCATTTCAATCTCCATTAAATAGGGCTTTCGCCCCTGTTTTTATACAAGACTGACTTTAAAGCCAGCATCTTCAAGTTTGGCTACAACATCAGGCAACCCTGATTTAAGCACTTGAATTGAAAAAGCGCCAATGCCGAATTTTTCGGCAAAAAACGTTTTTGCTTGGCTAGATTGGGCAACAATCATTGCCTCGGTAGCGTCGAAATCAAAGGGAGAAACTGTAAAGTCCATAAGACCTCCAAAAGTGTTGCGATGTGTTAAGTATAAACACACCACAACACAACACAAGAGGTTTTTTCAATTATTTTCTAGGTGTTTACCCTAATGCCAACGCTTTTCTCACAAGATACACAATCTGCCCTGAGACAGACCGAGATTCAGCAATTGCCATAGTTCTGACTTCTTCATACAAATCTATTGGAAATCTCAAACTTACGAATTTTGATAAAAAAAGTTTGCTCATCACCACGCTCCAAACCAGACGCCGATCCCGTGAACCCACGCGACAGGGAAAAACAATGCGCCTGCCACCAGAAAGCCCCAAGAGCCTTCTGCTAGGCAGACAATGATGTGTGTCAGCCAGCTACCACCAAGGATGCCGACCGCAGCTAATCCGAGTATGTTATCCATGCTTTAGAACGGCATATCGTCATCAAAGTCGGGTTCCGCTTGCTTGGGAGCTGACTTGGCTGCTGGCTTGGCTGCTTCTTTTGGCTTGAAGCTGAATGACATGAACTTCTTGCCATTGGATGATGTCTTTAGCCATGCGTTCATCCACATCTCTGTTCCGTTAACCATTGCAGAGCCGTTGTAGTCTGGATGGTTGTCTGACTCTTTTTTGTCATTCTTGAAAAGTGAGCCTGAGTTGTCGCGTTGTTCGTATCCCATAAAAAATCCTTTAGTTAATTGTTGACAGCCACCATGACTGCCTGTTTCTTACCTGACCGACCGACGCGCTTTTCGCCCGTCAGTTGTACAAGTCCCTTACGCTTGAGTGCCGCAAATCTAGCTGTTACGCTTGAGTACGGTAACCAAGGCATCTCATTTAGCACATCATCTTGGATGCACCCAGTTGTTCCAAAGCACGCAATGATGTTGTAAACCTGTTGCTCCAGACCCTTGGAATCTACGGCTTTTGCCGCCTCGACCGAGGTGTCTGATGAACCTCTGCGGCACAGGTATTTCCAAAACGTACCAAACACGGCTTTTTCGTGTTCTGCGGTCATTTTGCCTCCTTAAGTTTGCGGCGCGTAGGAGCATCTAAAAACGTCCAAAGGGCGCTGTACTGAACTTCATCTAGGCGATCAGCTAAAACGCGCTGACGGGCGGCTTTTGGGTCTGTCAGGCATATATCTGTCACTTCTGCTGCCAGCTCCTCCAAATAAGGCAGGTCATCAGGCGAAACCTTCTCACGCGCACCCTGATTGGGCGTGATAACTGGTGCTGGCTTGCGTGAGGCAGCGTTGCCATCGTCGTCTTCTGGGGCGATGCCAGTGGCAGCTTGTAAACTGTAGCGACGCGCATACGTCAGTGCGCTTCCGTAGCCCTGTGGGTCTTGCTTGCTTGCTGGAACGTGTAATTTACCACCCCGCAAGACTTCACCAGACTCATGCAAAAACACGGTTTCCACCGTTACGCCACGGTCATCCTCGCTTGTCTCTTGGTACACAGCAATGCCGTTGTTTAAAAGCGCCTCATTGACAGCCTCCAAACAATGAGCAAGGTCTGCATACTTTGAGCGAAAATGTGGGTTGGTGCTGGTCTTCAATGCAGGTGCAAATTCTCGCTTGGCGGCTACAAAAGCCTTGGCAATGTTGTTCATTATTTGAACTCCTTAATCAAATCAAAATGTTCTGCACCAAAAATCGTACCCTCGAAAACAGGCATATCACCGTCTTCCATTAGTTCTTCGAGGTCAATCACCGCGTCGATATAAAAGTCTGAGTTTTGATCTACCAAGGTCTTGAGTAACGCTTGACCGCTTTCGTTTAGCGAATAAATTGGTTTTTTCATAAATTCTCCCTTTTTCATGGCTACCGTTGCCACACACACAGTATAAACACAAAAAATCACCAATCAATACTAGGGATAACCCTTATATATATAAAAATTTACTTGTGCTTAAATTTGGTCACTTAGGAGGTATTTCATGACCAATTTTTTTAACTTTATAGACGATCTTTCAGCGCTTTTGAGCAGGCAGCCAATGAACGAGATTGAAGCTATTCTTTGGCTCAATAGTTTGCAATACAACTGTGTCATGGCTGCCGAGAGAATCCAGCGCGAGGAGCTTAATCGTCAAAATTTTGGAGGCACGCATTGAACCCATACGATCATCAAGTGGATGGCGACCACTATCAAAAACTAGCCATTCAGCCCATGCAGTACAGCCTACTAAATGGGCTAGATGCCTGTCAGCACACAATCATCAAATACGTCACAAGATTTCGAGACAAGGGTGGTCTTAAAGACTTGGAAAAAGCCAAGCATTGCTTGGAAATGCTGATCGAATTTGAGCTTTCAAAAACTAAGGAGTATGAATAATGATTGCATATCATTTCCGTGTGTTATCGGACGGTCTGCCAAACGGTTGGGTTGGCTTTGCTTTTGCAAACAATCTACAAGAGCTGTTTTGGCAAATAGACAATCACGCAGACCCGTATCGGGTTGAAATAAAAAAAGCGCACAGTGGTAGCTGCTGCGTCTTACAAATTAACAACGGCGACGACTACTACGACGAAACTGATACCGAAATTACGGGTCATGTTCCATACGACATTGATGATGACTGGAAGACGCCGAAATGGGTGACAGACCCAGACTTTGAAGTATAATTGTTTGAGACACGGCTAGGTCGGGCTTGATCACCTGACTGAACGGAGTTACCTCCCTCTCCTGCCGTTGTTTCTTTTCTAGGGAGCGTTGAAAAGGTGAGCACTATGCCCATTGGTTTTGAAAAGCAGAACGAACTGCTTGTGTATGGTGATGGCGATGGGAATGTCGTCATTGAAGAATTTGTCGAGTCTCAGTTGCAGAACATCGGCATGGTCAAAATCCCAATTGAACGGTTTGAATATCTTGTCGAGCAAGCCAAACAATTGAGGCATGAGGCTTATCACGGCTCAGAGGAGAGTAGTGATGAAGCCTAAAAATTGGTCACATTTTCAGCACTACAAAGACCGTTGCCCTCCTTGGATTAAGTTGCACAAGGAGTTGCTTAACGACCGTGCTTTTATGACGCTACCAACTGCTAGCAAGGCGCTAGCACCTTTGTTGTGGTTGCTAGCGAGTGAGTCAAAGGATGGCACTTTTGATGCCTCTATTGATGAATTGACCTTTAGGTTGCGTATGCCTGAGTCAGACATCAAGGCTGGTCTCAAGCATTTGATTGATAAAGGTTTTTTTGTAGATGATAGCGAAGTGCTAGCAGAGTGCTATCAAGATGCTATCCCAGAGACAGAGACAGAGACAGAGACAGAGACAGAGACAAAGAAGAGTAGAAGTGCAACACG